GTATTAATAAATAAATTAATATCCGTATTTGTAGCCACGTCATTAAGCGTCGTAGAGGCGATTTTCTGAAAGAGTTTTCCCGCGTTTGATATGTGTTTCGTAATTTCATCTGTTTCCTTTTTGGTTAAAGTGGCTAAACCAGATATGTCTGGTAGGTTGGCTGATTTTTGCCATACCGTTCGGACTGTTTTAAATGATCCAATGGTTACACCAAAGGATGCACTCATATTTTCAAAGGTTGCGCCTGAGTAATAAGTATGCCACACTACTCCAATCTTCGCTCTCATAATCTCTTGCGCTGCTGATAATGGTACTGCATATACTATAGTGTTAGGGTGGAAAGTTACATACTTCACACCATCAATTGTTTGTTTTTTGAGGTCTTTTTTGGTGAACATGATGTCACCTTGGTAGACTCCTTTCTTTATACCAAGTTTACTTAATTCTTGAAATGCTACTGTAAGCTTTGCTGCTAAATCACCTCTTGTATCGGCTTTAACTTCTTTAACGCTCTTATATACTTTTGGGTTCTTATTAAATATACCTTTTTTAGCTACAAAGAATTTACCATCAGATGGGTCAATACCAGCAAATACGGCAGGTGCTCCATCCCATTTGACAGTTACTTGTTTAGTGTCATTCGTATGACCAGCTAACATATCTCTTAAATCTCTTAAAGCAAAAATAGCTGACCTTGCTCCTTGTACACCACCGTCAATAACCATATCCTCGATATGAGTCATGTGAGTATTTTTAGCTTCTGCTATGTGTTGTTTTAAATTCATTAAAATTTTATTTTTGTATTAACTCTAACTACTGGTTCTAATTCGAAAGCCCATAATAAAGAATTCATACCACCGTTGACAAATTCTTTTAAGTCTGTTAAAAGATTAGATATTATATTTATTAATTTTGCCCATGCAGTTTTTATAGCATTTGTTAATCTTTGCCAAATACCTTTAAGCATATCTGTTAATTTAGCTTCATCAATTTTACCTTCTGTTAACATATTCTCTGCATTAAGTCTTTGATTCATTTCATTTGTTTGAGCATCATCAAATTCTGCTTCTGCAGTTTTCATAGCTAAGCCAACAGTTTGTGATATTGTATATCCTGTTTTAGTTTTTACACCACCTATTGTTTTTTCTATTCTACCTGATTTAACATTAGCAGAAAATTTCATTTGTTTTGCGACTCCAGTAACATACTTATCATTTAAATTTAAGCCTGAATGGAATACCACACTCCTTAAATTATATGGCCAAACTAACATTGCATCTGCAACACCAGCTTTAACAAATTTCTTTTCACCGCTCATAGCTTCCCATGCAAATGCCTGAGCAAATTCACCTTGACCTGAAGCAAAAGCTTTTTTAAATGCAGCTTCGGCAAGTTTTTTTACATCCACTTGTGTTTGTAAATCTTTAAAGGCTTTTTTATTAGCAGCTGATAATGTTTTAGGATCTTGTTTCTTAAGAGTTCTAGAGTTAAATTCTGCACCTTCAGTTTTTACTTTAGATACAAAATCATTAAGAATTGTTTCTAAATTTAATCCTAAATCTTTTACATCAATAGTTTCAAACGCTGCATATAATGTAGCAAGGCTTTCTGATTTGACACCAGACATTAATCTTGCCGCAGGTCCTTTAACTGATACAAAGTGATTACCTAATTTAACATCGGCTTTAGACGTATCTGAAGATTTGCCAGTAACCGTTTTCCATAAATCAGAAGTCTTCTCATATGTTTGACCAGCTTGACTACCACTTTTACTTATTTTTTGTATTTGTATTCTGAATTTGTTTAATGTTGTATCATCTGTTTTCCACTTCTTATCTTTCTTTGCTTCAGCTAACCATTCAGCATAACCAGGAGCAGCTTTAACTTCTTTCATATTTTTTGAATTGGCACAGGCAACAATAACTTGTTCAAAATAAGTAGAGGCTGAGGTTTTTCCTTCAGTTAGATATTCTTCATTAATAGTTTCATTCCTTTTATTATATATTGACCAAGCAAGAGAAAATGCCATCTCATCATCCATGCCATCTTTTTTAAATTTCTTTACGGTGTCTGACATTCCTGGAGGAGCTTCTTCGTATCGTGTTTGGCGATTTAATACTTTTGCAAATTCTCTATGATTTAAACCAAAATAGTCAGCAGCAATACTTTGAATTCTAGCTTTAGTTAAACCTCTTGATATAACATCAGGGTCTTTTCTTAATGCTTTCATCATAAGTAAGGCGGCTTTATACTTATCTTGATTTCGGATTCTATTAATAGTATGCCTTACTTTCTTAGGAAGTAAGTTATAAAATTTGAGAGCTTGTGCTTCGTTCGTTTGATCTTTGAAAGAATGCATTGAAAATCCTTAAGTTAGTTATAAATATAGAACTATTTATAAGTTATAAACTTTTAATGATTTTATTTAGATTTTTAATTTTAGAATACTTTTTAAGCTTTGTAAGCTTAGGAACAATATTGTCTGTTATATTATCTAACTTAATATAGCCATAATAATCAAGTATAAGTATCATAGCCATAACATCACCTAATTCTTTTTCCAATTCGGCCAGGTTGACTTCATCATACGGGCCAAACCTAATTAACTTAGAGTTGGCCTGTATAACTTCTGCGCATTCTTCTGATAGAATGGTCAGTGTTTCTTTTACGTTCATTACTTTTTAAATTCAGCTGCCTCTTCTGAACCGCCTGTTGCTGTACCTTTTGTATAAGAGTGTGCTCCCATACCAGCCAAATCTCCAGCTTGTACAATAAGATATTCATCACGAATAGGCTCTTCAGCAAAGAAACATTCTAATATTTCTCTAACTCCATCAGCATATCTCGCTTGGGCTGATAAAGAAGTTCCTGAAGTATGAGGAGTCATACCATGATTTGGCATTGTTCTCCATACATGGTCATTTGGTGCTGGTTGTGGAAACCAAACGTCTCCAGCATAACCACTTAATTGACCAGATTCTAATGCTCTAGCAATAGCATCTTTGTCACATATCTTACCACGAGCTGTATTAATTATATAAGCACCTTTTTTACACTTAGCAATTAATTCATCATTGAACATATGTTCTGTTTCAGGGTGAAGTGGACAACTAATATTAATAACATCACAGTGTGTAACCAAAGACTCTACACTAGGATGATAGGTTAAACCTAACTCTGTTTCTATTTGATTGCTCAAACGATGTTTGTCAAAGTAATGTAGATGTACATCAAATGGTTTCATCTTACGTAACATATCAATACCAATTCTTCCTGCTGCAATAGTACCTATGTGCATACCTTCAACATCATAAGACCTTTTAACAGCATCAGCAATATGCCAACCACCATCATTAACAATCTTATATTGGGTATGATAGTCTCTAACTAAAGATAATATCATCATAACAATGTGTTCTGCTACTGATCTTGAGTTACAATAGGTAACCTCAACAACATCAACATTATGGTCCATCGCAGCTTGTAAATCTACATGGTCTGAACCAATGCCAGCAGTGATTGCCATTTTAAGATTAGGGGCTGATTCCATTATTTCCCTTGTTACATAGTAAGGAAAGAATGGTTGAGAAATAACAATATCTGCATCAACTATTTCTCTATCCGCTTCACAATCGAAACCATCTTTATCAGATGTGACTACTAAAGTGTGTCCTGCTTCTTCTAAATATTTTCTTAAACCTAATTCACCTGACACACAACCTAGTAATTCACCTGCATTAAAGTCTCTTCCTTTGGGACTTGGTAGGGTCATACCATCTGGATATTTTTCCAGTTTAGGTAAATCTTCTAATGGATAGCTTGTAGGCATTCCATCTGTTGGGTCATCATATAAAATACAAAGTATTTTCATTCTATTCTCCTTTTTTTGGACCTATTATATAGTCCTGTTTTTCCATAGCATCATCTAAAATGCTTTTTAATATATCGCCTGCAGCTTGATTAAAAGCAGGGACACCATGTGGGTCATCAAATGGATAATCAACTATTTCATAATCAAAATTTATGGATTCAGTTGTTTCATTTAATTTAATTTCCATATATCTATAAATGACACCATGAAATTCACCACCTTCTAATCGTACATACCAATGTTCATTATCTAAATCATTTTTGTCTACAAAAGACCATTTATTGAAAGGTACTTCACTCATCTTCTTCATCTATTATATACATTACTTCAGCCTCTCTAAATAAAGCTCCAGCTACCCTTGTTGATTCTTCCCATCTTTTTAATACAACTGGCATATCTTTAGGCCTTACAGCAACAACCTTTTTAATACCAACCTGGATAATACCTTTAGCGCATTCATTACAAACTGGACATCCATATACATATAATGTAGAATCTCTTAAAGATACACCAGTAAGAGATGCATTATATATTGCATTCATTTCTGCATGTACAACCAATTCATATTTTCTTTCACGATTATTTAGTCTCTCATCAGAATCTTTTATTCCTCTTGGGAAACCATTATAGCCCTGTGATAATAACTGGCCATGTTCGCCTACAACTATTGCACCAACTTTAGTGCTTGGGTCTTTACTCCATGTAGATATTTCTTTAGCTAAATGGGTATATTTATTTCCCCACCCTGATGCTGTTAATAATGTACTCATACGTTAAAATCCTCATATTGACTTGTTTTAGCTGGTTCATCAACGTTAAGTGTTTGAGCAGTATCTTCTACATCGTATAATCGCATCTTAGCTCTATCAACACCAACGACAAACTTTTTATTTTTACCGGTTGGATCGTTGTATCTATTCTTTAATTGTTTAATCATTAACTGATTTAAATCTTCTAACTCTTCAGTAGATATAATGGCAAACATTAAGTCTGCCGTTGCTGGTAGACCAAATGATTCTGATGTATCTTCTAATCCAACATCTGAACTACCAAAGCCTGAACGAGTAGTTTGTGTGGCTGTAACAATAGGCAAATTATATTCTACTGCTAAGCCACGCAATTCTTCTGCAATTGCTTTAACATATGTATATGAATTAATAGCACCACCCATTTGTTTCATTCTTGATGAAGCACATATATTCAAATAGTCAATACAAATTAAATCAGGTTGAAAGTCACGCTTAAGCTTTAATTCTTTAAGCAATGCTCTAAAGTGAATAGAGCTTGCAGCCCCTGTTGGGTATTCCTTTACAATTAATTTACCTACACCTTTATCAGTAAGCTTATGTAATTTCTTATCAAACATATCTTTTGACAAATTCTCTAGTTGGTCAATAGGTACATTCATAAGGTTAGCATCAATACGTTCAGCAATTCTTTCTTCAGCCATTTCCATAGTTATATATAACACATTTTTCAGCTGCGTTAGAGCACCTGCTGCTACATGACACATAAATAAAGACTTACCTACGCCTGTACCTGCAAGAGCTACATTAAGAGATTTATTAACAAGACCACCTTTAGTAATCTTATTAAACATTTCTAAATCAAATGGGAGGTGTTCTTCATCTCTATGATAAAAATCATAACGCATATCAGAATCATCAACATAATCATGGCCAACTCTCATATCAAAGTTAACACTTAAAGCTTCACTTAATACTTCAGGTAATGAATTCTTATCTAGCGTTTCATGTTTACCTTCAATAATATTAATTGAATCCATAATTGCCAAATAGATTGCTCTATCCTGACACCATTTCTCAGTCTTTTCTGTTAACCATTCAATAGTTTGTTCATCTTTTTGAACACTTATTTCAGGTACAAGAGCTAATGAATCAGAACCAATCTTTGGATTATTTCTTAATTCAATTCCTAATGCATCAGCAGATGGTAACTTATTATATTTAGTTACAAAGCCAATGATCTCATTAAAGACTGCTCTATATGGTTCTTCAAAATATCGTAATTTTAAATGAGGGATTACACTTCTCGTATAATCCTCATTGAGCATTAAGTTACGTAGGATTAATGTTTCAATTTGCACTCTTAATCATCTCCGCATGGCCAACTTCATATCTACGTTTAAGAAATTCTTTAAAATCTGTATTCTCAAATATGGGTTTCCAAAATGATTCTTTAAGTGTTTCAGCTTGACGAACCTTTTTATCTTCTATTTCGCCAGTTTTTATATCAACTTTAGAGTACCAACCCATTGAAGGTTTAACAACATAACCACCTTCCATTGCTACATCTAATAAGCCAGAGTATGTTTCAATTCCGCCTTCCCATGTGACACTAATAGGAATCTTAGATTTTTCTCTTACAAATCTAGATTTTTCTACATTAATCACAAAATTATATCCAAGAATTTCTGTTCCCTTTTTCTCTTGCTGACGCCCGACGATCCAGATATTATCTGAGGAGTAGTAAATACCTGTGCCGCCGGAAACGACTGCTTTAGGGAATAAGCCTATTTCTTGATATGTATGATTAACCGCCAATAATGGGATATCCCTCATTGTCAGGTAAGGTGTTGTCATTCTAAACAAACCTTTAAGGGCTTTGGCTCTCGACATATCTGCAACTGACTTTTCATTCATTGCATCATCTAGCTCTTTCTTGGATGCTAAATTTCCTATTGAATCAATCATAATAATGACTTTATCTTTACGTTCAATATTTTCTAATTGATTAACTATATCAAATTTTAATTCTTCTACATTCGTAATGGGACTATGTAATACTCTTGATGTGTCTATCCCAAAAGATGTAAAATATTGTTGCGGGCTACCAAACTCTGAATCATAAAATAATAATACAGCATCATCATATTTTTCTAAATATGCTGCCGCTATTAACAATCCAAACGAAGTCTTAAAATGCTTCGATGGTCCTGCTAATACCGTTAAACCTGATGTCAGACCTCCGTCTGGGTCACCTGATAATGCAACGTTAATCATTGGAACCGGTGTGGTTACCATTTCTTGATTACTAAATAATTTTGACTTATCTAGTTGTGAAGTCTCTTTTATACGAGAGTTCTTTTGTAATTTGTCCATAATGCCCATTAGCTTTCCTCCTTCATAATATCCCAAATAATTTCTTGCCAATCGTAATTCCTATATTTAGAATTAACAACTACAATCCTTTCCTTTTTAGTATCAATTAATATATTTTGACCTGCAAATCCACTTAAACCTATAAAGACTCCATCTCTTAAACCTGTGAAATCAAAATAGAATTGACCTCCATACGTTTGTGATGCTGTCGCTATATCACGTAAGTCATATGGATTCATATTATCAAACTTATAAATTCTTTTATCATATATTGTGTGTAAATAATCACTAATACAAGTATCACTATTCCAATCATCCATAATTGATTTTGCAATTCTTAAATAATCATATCTATCTGCATAAAAACTATATCGTATTGAGTGTCCATTACCTTCTCTTGTTTTTTCAAAATAAACACTATTT